TAAACCTGGAATGGGTAAGGGTAAAGCTAGAGGTATGGGCGCTGCCGAATATGGTGGCAAGTTTTCTGGCATTTATTAAGTGTCAGTAGTTTGGATAGGCCAAAAATTTTTAAAAGAAATTGAGGCTCAAAAAGAAAGTGTGAAGGATGTCATTTTAGCTGGGGCTAAAGACTTTGCACAATATCAGTATCTGTGTGGACGTTACAGCTCTCTCGTTGACGCAGAAAATTCATTTAGGGAGCTGCTGGGAAAAATACAAGAAGATGCCGAAGATACACGTACCTGACCATGTTGCTCAAGCAATAGAAGAAGAAACCAAAACCAAAAACGAAGCTAAAAAGAAAGAAAAAGAAACTCCCCCTGCGGAGGAAGCAATTCCTTATGTAGAGCAAGGTGCAAGAGTTTTAGATCCTACTCTTTTAGATAAATCAATTTTAGAAAGAATGCCTCAACCGACTGGATGGAGAATACTTATTCTTCCATACAAAGGTAAGGCAGTAACAGAAGGTGGAATCCACTTAGTACAATCAACGGTTGACAGAGAATCTCTAGCAACGGTTGTAGGGTATGTTGTTAAAATGGGTCCTGATTGCTACAAAGACTCTAGCAAGTTTGCTGAGGCTTGGTGTCAGGAAAAACAATGGGTGTTGATAGGAAGATATGCTGGCGCTCGCTTTAAGTTAGGTGATGAATCTGAATGCAGAATCATTAATGATGACGAAGTGATAGCTACCATTTTAGATCCTGACGATATCCTTGCAGTATAAGGAGCAAATATGTCAGAAGAAGCAAAAAACGAAGAAATAGTTGATGAGGGTGAAGTTGTTGAAGTAGATTTACCAGAGGAAAAACCTAGCGGTAAAATTGCAGATCTAGCACCTAAAGAAGAGCATGACGAAGAAGCTCAAGAAGCTATTGAAGATGTCTCAGAAGAACCAGAGGAAAAGTCAGCTGATGAGTTAGAAGACTATTCTGAAAAAGTTCAAAAAAGAATTAGCAAACTTACTCGCAAATTAAGAGAGGCTGAAAGAGGCCAAGAATCTGCTTATGAGTATGCAAAAAGAATTGGAGAAGAAAATCAACAACTTAAAACTAGATCTTCAAGCCTAGATAGATCTTATCTACAAGAAGCAGAAAGCAGATTAAAATCTCAAAAAGCACAAGCTTTAGCAGCCTTGAAAAATGCACATGAAGTTGCAGATTATGAAAAGGTAGCCAAAGCTCAAGAAGTTTTAGCAAAAATAGCAGTAGAGGAAAACAAAGTTACGACTTCAAAAACTCAACTAGAATATCAACAAAATGTTCAAGAAGAGCAACAGACTAACTACCAAAATTATGTTCAACAACCTCAACAAAATGTTGCTCCTCAGTTAGGAGAAAGAGAACAAGCTTGGGTTGAAAAGAACGAATGGTTTGGTCAAGACGAAGTAATGACCATGGGTGCTATGGCAATCAACAATCAGTTAGAGGCTGAAGGCTTTGACGTTGGTTCAGAAGAGTACTATACTGAGGTCGATAGGCGAATTCGTAAAGAATTCCCGCAGAAGTTTACAGAATCTTCTGTTAAATCTAAGCCTCAACAAAAGGTGGCTTCAGCTGGAAGAGTTGCTGGTAATCCAGGCTCTAACAAAAGACAAGTAAAATTGTCTCCATCTGAAGTTCAAATGGCTAAAAGATTAAACGTACCACTAGGTGAGTACGCTAAATACGTTAAAAGGTAAAACTATGACAGAAGATACAAAAGATTTAAACAGAACACCACGTTCTGCCGACACTCGAGCTAAAAAAGTTGCTCGCAAACCCTGGAGTCCACCATCAATGTTGGATACTCCTCCCGCACCTGAAGGTTATACCTACAGGTGGATCAGAGCTGAAATCGCAGGTAGCGAAGACAGGAAAAATGTAACTTCGAGGATGAGAGAAGGTTTCGATCTTGTCAGAGCCGAAGAGTTAGATGGATTCGAGCTTCCTACTTTAGATGACGGTAAACATGCGGGAGTAGTTTCAGTTGGCGGTTTGCTGCTGGCTAAGATTCCTAACGAAACACGCGAAGAAAGAAACTCCTACTTCGCAGATCGTGCGCACACTCAGCAAGATGCTGTAGATAACGATTTATTAAGAGAATCTGACCCAAGCTCTCCGATGTTAAAACCAGAGAGATCAAGCAAAGTAACTTTTGGCGGTGGTCAACGTAGTTGATCATCAAATTTTTTAATTTTAAATAATATAGGTGACTTATTATGTCTAACAAAAATGCACCCTTTGGAGCAAGAGTAGTAGGTAAATTAGGTTCTGGTGTTGCTAATGGCGGCATGACGGAATATAAAATTGCTTCTGGCGCTTCTGGGAATATTTTTTCAGGCGATTTAGTTAAGATGCTTAATACTGGTACTATTTTAGTAGCAGCAGCTGGTGATGAATCAGTAGGTATCTTTAGGGGTTGTCAGTATACTGATAGCAGCGGAGACGTTGTTTTTAGTTCTTACTACCCTGATGGAACTGTATCGTCCGATATTGTAGCGTTTGTGGTAGATGATCCTAATGCTGTATTTGAAATTCAGAGCGCAGGTTCTCCAGCGCAGACTGATGTTGGCTTAAATGCAGATATTTCTTATACTACTGGCTCAACCAAAACTGGTATGTCAGCAGTAGAATTATCTGGAACAACAGCCGCAACAACTGCGACTTTCAGAATTATGGGCTTCAGCTCTGACCCAGATAACAGTACTACAGGTTCAGCTAACGTTAACGTTATAGTTAAGTTTAATGAGCATTTCTATGTCGATCCTACAGGAGTTTAATAATGGCAATAAATAGAGCGCAATTAGCGAAAGAATTAGAGCCTGGCCTAAATGCCTTGTTCGGTATGGAATATGCTAGGTATGAAGCAGAGCATACAGAAATCTTTGATACAGAGAGTTCTGATAGAGCGTTTGAAGAAGAAACTTTAATCGTTGGGTTTGGTAATGCTGAAGTAAAAGCTGAAGGAAGCGGAGTCAGATTTGACAATGCTAACGAAGGTTATACTTCTCGTTATACTCACGAAACAGTTGCTTTAGCATTCGCGCTAACAGAAGAAGCTGTTGAAGATAATTTGTATGATCGTCTTGGTGCTAGATACACAAAAGCATTAGCTAGATCTATGGCTAATACTAAACAAATCAAAGCTGCGGCTGTATTGAACAATGCGTTCTCTACTGCTGGTGGTGATGGTGTATCATTAATCAATACTGCTCACCCTCTAGGGGGCGGCGGTACTTTAGCAAATAGAGCAACCACTATGGCGGATCTTAATGAAACTTCACTTGAAGATGCATTAATTAATATCTCTACATTTACGGATGATAAAGGTCTTAATATTGCACTAAAAGGAATGAAGTTGATTGTTCCACCTCAGTTGCAGTTTGTTGCTGACAGATTATTACAAACTCCTGGGCGAGTTGGTACTTCTGACAACGACATTAACTCAATCAGAAATCAAGGTATGATTCCTGATGGCTATGTTGTAAATCATTATCTAACAGATACAGATGCTTTCTTCTTGAAAACAGACTGTCCTGATGGATTTAAGTATTTTGAAAGATCTCCAATGCAAACTGCATTAGAAGGTGATTTCGATACTGGAAACATGAGATACAAAGCTAGAGAAAGATATTCATTCGGATATTCTAACTTCAGAGCCGTTTTCGGTTCTCAAGGAGCTTAATGAACGATTGATTGTAGCGTTTATAACTCAACTACAATTAAGAAAGGGAGCCTCGGCTCCCTTTTTCTTGCGACATTTATATTTCAAGTGTAAACTAAAATTGGTTTAAAATTAATTAGCTTGATGAGGGCCGTTTACGGTTTCCATTAATACAAATATAAGGAGTTCAAGATGGCTAATCCACATTTCCAAAACTTAATACTTAACGCTGGTAACAGCGAGTCCACCAAACATAAGAAGGATCTTCCTATGTTCTTGGTAAACCCGTCCAGTTCGTTGTTTTATCAATACTCAAATGATTTTATGACTTACGCTTCTGGCGATTTTACAATTACTACAACTGAAGCTGGTACAGGTTCAGCTACAGAAGCTTTGACTTCTGGAGCAGGCGGTCAACTTTTGCTTACTAATGCAGCAGGTGATAATGATTTAGACTTTTTACAGTTAAAAGGTGAGTCATTCAAACTAAGCAGCAGTAAAAGAGCTTTTTTTGAAGCTAGATTCAAAGTAAGTGATGCAACACAATCTGATGTTGTAATGGGTCTACAAATAACCGATACAACACCTCTTGCTGTTTCAGATGGTGTTTACTTTATGAAAGATGATGGGGATACAAACCTAGATTTTCATATAGAAAAGAATGGTACTGACACTACTACAGCAGCAGTTACTACTTTAGCTGACGATACATTTGTTAATGTTGGTTTCTTTATAGATCCAAACACTTCTCAAGTATCTTATTTTATAGGTTCTGCTACTCCAGTAGGTGTAGTAAACACTAATTTACCAGATGATGAAGAGTTAACCGTATCTTTCGGTATTCAAAATGGTGAAGCAGCAGCTAAAACTATGACAATTGATTACATAAATGTAATCTGCGAAAGATAGGAGTAAATAATGGCTGATACAGTAACTTCCCAGACTATTCAGGATGGTGAAAAAATTGCCATTTTAAAGTTTACTAATGAGTCTGACGGTACAGGTGAATCTTCTGTAAAGAAAGTAGATGTTTCTGCTCTTACTACTAATAGTGCGGGTGAATCATGTACGGGTGTATCTATAGGTAGAATTTACTGGGCTACTAGAGGTATGGGTGTTGATATTGAGTTTGATGCTAGCACAAACGTCTTAGCAATACCTTTACCCGCTGATAGTACAGGTGATGAATACTATGACGATAGATTTACAGGTATACCAAATAACGCAGGTTCAGGCGTTACCGGAGATATAGATTTTACAACGGTTGGACATTCAAGCGGAGACGCTTACTCAATAATATTAGTTCTTAACAAAAACTATTAATGGCAGAGTACAAGGGTAAAACAGTAACTCTTAACCGACCAAGGGCTATCTCAAAAGGTAGTCCTGGGTACGGTAAAAAACGTAAAGAAGTCTTTGTTGTAGGCTGTAGTAGTGAAAGCTCTAGAGTCAAACGTATAACCTTTGGTGATGCCAAGCTTGGTATGCACAAAGACAGTAAAGCAAGAAAAAAGTCTTATTGCGCTAGAAGTAAAGGTATGGGTGGCACTACGGATAGATGTAGTGCTAATTATTGGGCTAGAAGAGATTGGGACTGTTAGATGGCTGAGAAAACCAAAAAAGATGCTTGCTATAAACATGTAAGTAAATATATGCCTAAAAATTCTGCATATAGATCTGGGCATATGGTCAAATGTAGAAATGCTGGTGGTCCTAGTAAT